ATACGGTGATAATCTCTTATCTAAATCAGGGTATCGAGGACAAGCGAATTCCATATTTTCTGCACCCCTAACAAAAACTAACACAGTAACTGTGGAAGTGGCTATTGGTGCTGAAAGGTCAGTCAAACATCTGACTGTAAGAATACCATTCTCGAAATTATTTTTAGTAAGAGGTACAGTTCCAAAGCGATTATTTAAACCCATTGGACTATCAAGAAAAGCCGTGGGTTGCATATAAGGAATAGTTATAGACACATCTGAACATTCAGCTATGTCAACAATTTTGGTGAAAACTTCGGTTGTACTATCTACCGTGTTGGCGATATCGCCAACAGGATCCCAACTAATTCTCACACGACCTCTATGAAATTGCGATGCTATAAATTTCAAACGAATCGTTATATCACCACGCCAGTAAGCAAAAAGCTTACTGACCATATATAGTGGGGTCGTGTAAATTATTGATTGGGTTGGTCCAGTGTAAATAGCAGCATTTTTCTGGTAACCAGGAAAAATTCCTATATTGAATAATAAATCATTCACCACATTAGACGAATCCCAATCAAAGGTAGTTAACAAACATTCTCTCCCAACAAATTTACTAATTAAAAGTTCATCCCCCAAATCAGCTCCCATAGAAGAAGGATCAATTGTTAGTTCATTCTTTGGATCAAGAGTGAGTTTTTCAATAGTTGTACCTATCTCAGGAGATGCATGATGTGGAAGTGGATGAGGCGTGAAAGCATGAACTGGATCAATAACTGGAACATTAGTAAAACCAAATAAACTGGCTACTGACCCAATAGCTGATGATATCATAGATGTGGCCGTCATATATTTCCCAATAACTGGAAGCTTTGAAAGCAATCCAGTTGCATGAGCAATAGCTGAGGCTGGCTGTGATATAGGCCCATTCATACTATATTCGTCACCTTGTAATGATAATTTAACAGTTGGAGCTGTTAGTTCTACAGAGTCAGCCCAAGCAAATACTTGTATATTAACTGAAGTTCCAACTATTGAATTAGCATTCATCAAATTTGTTATAGTTCGCAAGTCTATCTGACCCATATTAAGCGTATCCGTATTACTGGTAATATTCATCCATTCCTTATCATAAAAGAAGGGCAATTTGAGATGTCCTCCTTGACTATTAGACGGGTATAGATACACACAAGGTCGTTGCGACTCACAAACATACGTATATCCAGGAGAATAGACAATATTATTAGTAAAATTCACTAAAGGTTGGTATGATGCCATGGCGACTCCATAATGAAATGGAGAGGCATTTATAACAAATTTTAGATGTAAATTACATCGAATTAAATAATAATTATCTAACTTCTTCTTG